ACAGCCTGTGCAGCGTTCTATGTCTGCATCTGTGGGTTCGCTTGTAAGATGACCATACTTTAATTGAAGTAGCGGTAAGAGATCGCCTAATCTCATGACGCATGCATAATCCTCTGCGTTCTCTCCTTGTGTGTTTAGGCGTAAGACTGCAATTCCGATTTCCCCCGAAACAGATGTGCGAGCCTTCAATTGTTTCATGTATGCCAATGGTTGAAAGCCTGATCTAGCTTTGACTTCAACATCAAAGGGAACATTAACAATGTCCTTACCGCTACCTCTTCCGACAGTTGCACCACTCCACACAGTCGATAGGTACTGTGCGACTACGCGTTCTGTTCGGAAGCCTCTATGTTTCCTTGCTTGACTAGCCATTGACTGCTTTACACTTGCGGCACTGCCACGCACCTACAATGGGCTGATCATCCTTGAACTTAATCTCTGCAACAATGTCATGCGCCTCTGTGGGCTCATTACACAGCTGACAGTTAATAGTGTCAAACAATGGTACATCTTCTAGGTTAGTCCATACACCTGTTGTCTCATCAAAGTACTCAACGAATCCCATGTTATGCCCACACCTTCTGAGGCTGCCACTTGCCCTCTACCAATTGATACCAACGAGTAGGGCATCTGTGTGCCGTTGAGATTGCTGTGTCACAGAAATAGCCGCCCCATGGCTTGCCATTCTTCTCGCCTTCCTTGAAGCGCATATGCCCATGCTCACAGCTTGGTGCCTCTACTGCTTCAGGTGTTCCCATGATTGCAGCCACAGTCTCCATAGCCTTGTCGAGTGTGACAGGCGCATCCACTACCTTATTGTATTGCCCTACAGGCGTAGTCCAGTAATCTTGATCATCTGCTTTGACTTCTTGAACAGGTGGCTTAACTGGCTTAGCAGCTACGACCTTGCTCATTTCCTCGCGGCTTGGTCTCTTTCCTTTAGGCGCATAACCTGCATTTGCAAGTGCTCTGCCGATCGCTGAAGTCTCGCAATTCTCCAGTGCTGAAGTCTGATTAACCCCGCGACTAGTAACTGTCTCCTCAGCGTAACCTGTTGCCCACGCAACGCCATCGCTAGCATCCTTAAATAGATAAGCCTTAACAATGTATCGAGTTGCCTCGACCACTTCAAGCTCTGTTGCAATACGAAATGCTGGATAATCCTTAATAAACTTTTCAAGTCTCACCTCGACTGGCTCGTAATCGGCTAAATTAAACATAGAGATCGTTCTCCTCGGTTGCTAGTTGTCCTGCGAGTGCGCCATAGCTGCATAGATCGATCCATGTGTCGATGTGCTGGGCTGACTGATTAGTCCTTGCAAGTTTAACAAGCACCATAATCCCTGCGACTTGATAGTCATGTATCGGTGTCTGTAAGTATGCTGAGAGGAGCATCGCTGTGTGTTGCAGGTTATCTGAAGGGTGACCATATGATAAGCCACGCTCGCGGATAGTGTCTGTTGCTGATAAGAGGATCTCACTGGCTCTCATTCCTGCCCCTTGATACTGCGACCTCGGTGGTATCCATCGCGTACGCCCTTGTCATAGGCTGTGCGCTGTACATCGATGATCACGATAATAAAGCCGATGATCATGCCTATGATGCTGATAATAAAGAGCTTATCTAAACTGCTCATTGTTTTACCTATCTGTGCCAATGCCCTTGATTGGCTACAGACTTAGTGTGACATAAATGGCAGACAGATCAAGTACATTTAGATAACGAAACGATAACGATTATCTAGGTCTGCCGTAAGACTTTCCAGCCACAATAAATGTGCCATCCTTCTCGATGTGGATTAGATCTACCTGCACTTTAGCCTTGTTCACATAGATAATGGCAAAGGCTTGCTGCCAATTAGCCACCCCTTTCGTGTAAGCAGCTTGCTTAAAGTCCATGAGATTGCCTACCTCAACACCATGTAGGACACGCCCTATACGCCCTCCAGAAGCCTCTGAGAAGGCTGATCGCCCTGCTCTGTGAGTATGACCTGAGATGACATTCTTTCCATGCCTACGAGCCGCTTCTAGGGCTGATAAGCCCCCCTGTGGCTTGATGGGTGTGTGGTCTCCATGTACTGCAATCCAGTTAGGTGCAATAGGCATAGGATTCTTATGAAAGGTAATGCCTAGCTCATCGAACTTCATAAACTTCTCGAAGCGTAGCTCTGGCAAAGCACCGAACGCTGGGACTTTAGCCATGATGATGTTATACAAGCGATCTGTGTGATTGCTACGGATGCAATCTGTGACGCCTAACTCCCAGAGAAGCTGCACAGCCTCATTACGATCATCATCTAGGGTCTGGGCATAAGAGCCCATGCGCCCTTCTTCCCACTTGCTTATCTGTGGAAGATCGATCTCATCACCAATGGTGACTACTTGGTCTGGCTTGAACTTAGAGATGAAACTAGCAAGGTTACGAGTAGCAACCCTGTCATGGTAAGGGACTTGTAAGTCCGAGACTACGACTATTCGCTTAATCGTCATCCTCATCTTCATAATCGCCATACTTCTCAGGCTCTATCGGATCTGGCAAGATCCAGTGAGGGTAAGCCTGTGGCTCTGTGATCATAAACATCGCAATATCTTCCTTGAACCCTGCTCTTTTAAGCGAGCAGAAGTACTCATAAAGCCCAATGCAATAAGCATCGAGCTTTGAGTAGCCTTGCTCCTCTAGTGCCTTGGTTGCTTTTCTTGCCATAGGATAATTGTTACCTATCTAACAGGACAATGATTGTCTCGACACGCGCCTCTAGGCGATTAAGTCGATCATTCATAGAGCTACCGCCGTTGGGCTTTAACTCTGCAAGGTAATGCTTAACGAGCCAACGCACTGCCATGGCGAATGAGCCGACTACTGTTGTCACCGCTGCAACAATCGCTGCGATGTCTTGCGCTCCCATTACTTCTTAGGAGTGGCGTATCCGAATACACCTGAAAGGACAGCCCATAGGACTGCGCGATAGTCAAGATCAAAGTTGCTAGATGCCCATGCTGCTAAGAAAGCACCACCGGCAAGGACAACAGGATTCTTCATGTTCTTCATTATTCTCCGCCTAACATAGGTATTTGATAAAAAGACCCATCATTGTCAGCTTCTTTTTTAAAGCTGAAATGGCAGTGCTTTTCATGTTTGTTAGCCCCTGTGTACTTACGCCATCTCCATCCAAGGATGGGTGAGGCAATTCTGCCGTTGAAGATGATGTAGGAAATACGCTTCTCAACGCCTGACTTGCATAAGACTCGAATCTGATCAACAAGATCGGGCATGACATCGGGCTTACCGCCCTTGAAGAGATCAGCATCGCAGTCCCAAGCCCGAACCCAGCCTTGTTCATCTGGATTATGATCCGACTTACGGACAGCATGGCGGGAATCGCCCGTTGTCCCATCGCTACGCCTATCACGATCTCTGAAACAATCATCTATCTGTTCTCTGAGTTGAACAGCAGCCTTAGAGAGCTTTACTTTCATCCAAGTAACAAAGCCGCTTCTTCTGCTGTAATGCCTAAACGCTCCAAGAGTGCAGCCTTGTCAGCAGCCTTAGCCGCCTTGTCTGCATCCTCTACTGCCTTAGCCTCAGCAGCAGCGATGGCATCTGCCTCGCGCTGTGCTACTTCCTCTTGAGTCAATTCGATCTCTGAGACTTCCCCAGTAGAGCAATCGACTACGATCTTTGTGTCTGCCATGTGTGTCTCCTTATGAGTTCTTGATGCCGTAAAGGGTTGCTGTTGAGTATTGGTTAAAAGATGATCCGTAGAATGGGATTAAAATCAAAGACGAGATTGCCGTAGTTGATGACCATAGCACCGCATTAAGTTGGGCAAAGCCTGTTGTAGCATTGTTTTCTACTACAGTATCGACAGACCACGACTTATTATTGGCACCCGCATAATTTGGGATGTACGCCTCAAAGTTATTAAAAGATGATGCTGTTGCTGCAGCAGCAGTAGTATAACCGCCCGACCAAGTAGTGTTATTACTTGAAGCTGCAGACGAGCCATCACCACGAAGCCAGCGAGCAGTCAAACTGCTAGATGAGTTGTTAGGTTTGATCTGGATAATGTCATCTACTTCTGCTGCTCTATTTGTGCGAGAACTTACTTTTAACACCAAATCCGTGTAAGTGCTAGGGATAGAAGTAAAGTCAATACTTGCAGCCCCACCGCTTCCAACAGTTACCGATGCGATTTTGATAAATGTATTTGCCATTATGCCGCCTTTATTCCGTAGAGGGCGAAGACTGAATTGTTAGCAAAATAATATGAAGCATTAGATAGGAATACCGTAATTGAGTTGATGGCAGCAGTATTACGCCACAATGCAACTGTTGCAACTGTTCCGCTTGAATCGTTATCTCTGCCTATTGCAGTTTTGTAGGTGGTTGTATTTGCGTAATTCTGAATAGAGCAAATTCCAGTAATTGGGTTAGTTGTAGATAACCCACCAACCGCGCCAGCAAATTGAAATGAAGATGTGTTTGCGCTTCTTATACTTGATGCCGCCGTTCCGTTACCTATCACTTGAGTGAAGGAATAATTGTTTCCGCTGTCGCCATTAAATCTCACGGTAGCCGTCCAACCGGAATTAGTCGCACCTAATACCGAAGCCACTAATACTAAATCTGTGTAAGTGCTAGGGATAGAATTAAAAGTGAGCGAGTTGGTAGTTGCGTTTGCCGTTGTATAAACCGCGATTGGTGTGTATGTAGATGGCATCTTTACCCCTTAACTTTCTTAAGGTAGTTAGCCCTAGACCGAACTCGGTTACACTCAGCGCACTCACGCTTACCGTTCTTGCGTATCATTATGTTCCCTTCAAAAGGATGACCTTGATTACAGTGACTACGATTATCTATGCTGTGAAGTCCACTCATAATATTTTCCTGCTGTGTGACCACGCGCAAGTGGTCTATTGCTACACAAGCACGATTGCGACAAATGTGGTCAATTACTTTATCGGCTGGGATTGTACCATTGACTAACTCCCAAGCCCAGCGATGAGCGCGTACGCTTTTTTTACCTACCCAAAGTTTGCGATAGCCATTAACTATGGTTGAGGTCTTAGCCTCAATACACTCTGTCATCAGCCTTTAATTCCGTATAGTGCAAAGGATGAGTATTGATTAAAAGAAGTTCCATAGTTAGGAGCAATTTCAATAGATGTAATTGCATTAGTATTCATCCACAAATTACTAAAAAACATAATACGACCATTGGCGCTATTAGTATCAACACCGCTTAGAGTCCTTGTAGTTTTGTACTTATTAGTATTTGAGTAATCCAGTATGTCTGAAACACCTACACCAAATTGACTGGCTCCAGCATTTGCGCCTGCAATTATTGCAGTCCAAGGAGATGCAGTTGATGTTGCGTTTCCAGCATCGGCAGTACCACCGTCACCTCGTAACCAGTGGTAAGCATAATTAGTACCACTATCAGAATTAAATCTAAAACGAATTATATCTTGGACGTCTCCTCTATTAGAACGCGCAATATATCGAACTTGTAAGTGTGAATAAGTAGATGGAATGCTGCTAAAAGTTACGGTACCTGCGCCACCTGAACCAACAGTTACAGTCTCAATAGATTCATAGTCAGTAGGAATAAATGGAGCATTACCATTAAGCAGTGAGCCACTTTTAGTTTTGTTTTTAATACTGATAACAGCCATTAGTAAGTGATACTCCCGCTTCCAGTAAACTTGTAAATGTGATAAGAGCCTGATGTTGTGTAAGTAGGACTTCCTGTAGTAGATGCTGCTGCAGATGTTGCCCTGACTATTACTACTCCAGAACCACCACTACCACCAGTTAAAGGACCGTAAGAAGAACAACCTCCTCCACCGCCGCCTAAATTTGCAGTACCATTTGAACCATTACTTCCCGTGGCGTTGCCACCAGTGCCGCCACCCCCAGAACCGCCTGCGCCTGCTGTTCCACCGTTGCCGCCAGAACCACCCGAGCCACCACCACCGCCGCCTGCGTAGGTTATCGCTGAACCAGTAATAGAAGAAGATGAACCTGAACCTCCAGCACCTGCTGCAGTATCGTTTGCATTACCACCAGCAGCGCTAGCGCCACCGCCACCACCTGATGTATAACCGCTAGGACCAAAAACATAAGGATTTCCTGTACCGCCATTATTGCCTTGACCCGCAGGGGAAGCGGAACCAAAATTTGCGTTCCAACCACCAGCACCACCGCCTGAACCACCATTAACGCCATTAGCATAACGGTAACCACCAGCACCGCCACCTGTAGAAGTCACGGTAGAAAATACGGAATTTCCTCCATTAGTTCCTTGACCAGCAGAAGTTCCTGCGCCACCTGCCCCTACGGTTACAGTATATGTACCTGTTCCTGTTATAAGAGAACTTGCTTTATAACCACCAGCGCCACCGCCGCCGCCGTATTGTTCACCACCACCAGCACCACCACCTGCAACTACTAAATATTCAATAGTTATAGGATTATAAAATGCATTACCAACAAGGAGACTGCGACTGAACGCTCCAGTCTTAAGACTTCTAATAGCCATTGTTACTCCTTAGTAAGTGATTGTTCCTGAACCTGTAAATTTATAAATGTGGTATGAACCAGAAGTTGTGTATGTAGGTGAACCAGTTGTACTTGCTGCTGCTTGTAAGGCTCTAATAATAACTACACCAGAACCACCGCCAGTAGTGAGATTGGCTGTTCCATTACCAGCGTGGTAAACACCACCACCACCACCACCAGTATTAGCAGTTCCACTATTTCCACCAGTTCCATTGACAGAAATAGTTGCCCCCGCGGCACCGCCGCCAGCACTACCAGAGTAATTTCCTGAATTAGAACCAGCAGTACCACCGCCTGCGTAGTATGTTGCAGTTCCAGTTATAGATGACTGAACGCCATCTGTTCCGCTAACTGTTGTACTTTTGAAAGTTGGATTACCGCTTGCTCCTCCACCACCACCGCCAACTAAACCACTTTGACCAGCAGCACCTTTACCACCTTGCGCTGTTGTTCCAAGACCACCCGTATTAGTGCCCTGAGCACCACCGCCAGAGCCTCCTGCTGTTCCGTCTGAATATTTATTTGCTCCTGCTCCACCGCCAGAAGAAGTAACAGTAGTTATACCAGTACCCGCAATAGATGAACTATTCCCGCTGCTAGCGTTTCCAGTACCAGGAGCAGCGCCACCTGCACCTACTGTAACTGTGTAAGAAGAACCTGATGTTAAAGATAAACTACTCTCGGCAGATGCACCACCGCCAGAGGTTCCAGCAGAGGTTCTAAAACCACCCGCTCCTCCGCCAGGAGATGCTTGAAAACTATTACTTCCTAGACCGCCGCCAGAACCACCTCCTGCTACAACAAGAAAGTCAGCAGTTACAGGAGGATAGTAAGCGGAATTGCCAGCCAAGATGCTAGATGGAGAGACTACTCCAGTCTTAAGACTTGAAATAGACATTAGACCGAAGCCTCGTCTCCAAACGCCTGAAAAGCAATGTTCGCAGTAGACGCATAGACGGAAAGTACATCAGTTGTTGCAAGGGTTAAACCCACTGTAATGATTGTTGAGTCAGATGCACCTACAGTGATGTCGTATCCAATGTAGTGCTGGTTAGCAATTGATGCACCTGCTGGACGCACTGCCAGTCTAAATGTTGCAGCAGTTGATGTTAAGTTAGCAACTGAGATAGATGAGACTACCGCTTCCTTCGCAGAAGGAACAGTGTAGAGAGTTGTAAGTGTTGTTGCAGATGGGTTTACTTGCCCAAGTACTTTCTTTGCCATTGTTTATATCCTTTGCTTAGGCACCCATCAGCATAAATACTGACGGTGTAGGGTCGGTTACGATTGATGCCCACGCAGCGGCTGTTCCGTTGGTGGTCAAATATTTTCCTGAGTTTCCAGTCTGTGATGGTAGTGCATCTACTGCACCCCAAGATGAGACGGTTCCATTGGTAGTTAGATACTTACCTGAATTACCAGTCTGGCTTGGTACTACGTATTCTGTTGAGTCCGTAGCAACCAAAGTCTTAGATGATGGAATTGTTGTTCCGTTGATACTGGTAGCAGTAGCCACACCCAGTGCTGGAGTAACAAGCGTTGGGCTAGTATCCATTACAAAGGTTGAGCCAGTACCAGTCTGTGCAGCAACGCTAGTTGCAGGACCTACTGATGTGATTGGACCAGTCAAGTTGCTTGGAGCAATTGCTGCTGTATCTACATAACCCTTAGTTGCTGCATCAGTAGATGTAGTAGGAGTCCCAAGACCAGTTACTTTGTTGGTACCCATAGCCAAGTTGCCAGTCATAGTAGAACCTGACTTGAGAACTACCGTGTCCGAGAATGAAGCATTATCAGCCAAGGCTGCAGCAATCTCATTGAGCGTGTCAAGTGTTGATGGAGCACCGTCAATTAAGTTAGCAATAGATGTATCTACATAAGCCTTAGTTGAAGCATCTGTGTTAGATGTAGGTGTACCTAGGTTTGTAATCTTCTGACTGTTGGCTGATACAGAGGCAGTAGGTGCTGCCATCTGGTCTAGGCGAGAAGTACGAACCTGTGTGTCAAAATCTGAAATAGTGCTGGCTGCTTGTGTACCTGTGTGGTTAGCACGAGCCAGTGGGTCTGTAGCCAACTTGCTCAGGGCAATAGCAGCCGATGCATTAATATCTGCGTTGACGATTGTATTGGTTAAGTTTAATTTGCTGTAAGCAATCTGAGCAGATGAGTTAACGTCAGCGTTGACGATTGCACCAGTACCAATAACTGTAGTTAGACTTACATTGCCAGTACCATCAAAAGTAACTCCGCTTGCTTCAACATCTCCAGTCAACTGGAATGTACGAGCGGTAGCAAGGGCTGTGGCTGTAGCAGCATTACCTGTCGTAGAGCCTGATGAACCACTTACGTTACCAGTTACGTTACCTGTAATGTCGCCTGTAAATGTACCTGCGATAGCGCCAGTGCCTGTAATGGTTGGGCTAGAAAGTGTTGGGCTTGTGCCAAAGACTGCAGCACCTGAGCCTGTCTCATCTGTAAGCGCACCGCGTAGGTTTGCGCTAGATGGAGTAGCAAGGAATGTAGCGACACCTGAACCTAAACCAGATACACCAGTTGAGATTGGAAGACCAGTAGCGTTGGTAAGAGTTCCAGATGCTGGAGTACCAAGTGCTGGAGTTGTTAGTGTTGGGCTAGTTAAAGTTTTATTAGTTAAAGTCTGTGTATCGGTTGTACCTACTACAGAACCAGTTACCCCGTGAACAGAGGTAGATGCTTCAATGTGAGTGTTGGCTTCACGATAGTCGCGACCAATTGCCATATGTCGAACCACTGCACCTGCTGAGTGAGCCTGTCCAGTTGAGCCATCAATACCACGTACGATTGTTAACGTATTGGTACTGGTGGCGGTGACATCTACAATTTCTTCGAGTGCTGTATCTGGGTCAATTACTACTGTGAAGATTTCACCAGCAGAAATTGTTACACCGCCAAGCAGGGCTGAACCTGATACGACAGTTGCACTTGTGCCAGATGAGGTAAGTGCGCCAGTCAGCGTTGTTTGCTGAGAGCGTGATGAGTATTTTCTTGTTGTCATTTAGGTTCCTATCGGCGGGAGAAGTGAACTCGTGGGGGATAATTCTTTTGCTGAGATTTTGTCTCTTCTTGTAAACGCTGGGCATACAATGCATAAAGTTGTTTTGTCGCACTCTGTGATGCACCGTATGGACGCTTAGCGTCTGTCTCATCAGCCTGTGGCGATGTCTGTGCAGCACGTGCAGGGTCTAAGAATGAGAGCAAGCGGTAGGCAGTTCCAAGAACTACCACATCTCTAGTCGACTCTGGTAGACCAGTCTGTGTTACATAGTCTTCGCTGTTAGCGGTAAATGCTGCAGGGTCAGTTGCATAGACAATGCGAACTGTTCGTCCTGGTACTGGTGCCTGACCTAGTGTGATGGTCTGTGCGCCTGCACCAAAGGCTGTTGCATCCGCTGTTGAATCAAAGTCCCAGCGACGAATTGGCACCCATTCTTGTGATGGTCCAATTGCTTGCCAAGATACAGTCAAGATGTTTTTAATGTTTAAGTTGTTGAAAGCGTATGTTGACTGGGCAGCATTGAATGTAAATGTTGTTGTCTTGACTGCGAAGATATTGGCTCCAAGGGAGCGGATAGTATCGTTCAAGGCACGCTTGACAGATGAACGAGGAAAGGTCGGAGTGATAGTTACCTTAGCATCGGCTGTGTGTGTAGCGGCAGTTGAGCCAAGATACCCACGTCCGTAAGGTGCCACTGTTGCGGTATTAGCAATGCGGTCAAATGAATCAACCCACATCAACTCTTCGTCAATTTCGACGACACCTTTACCAACATTGTCGGTAGAACCCAAAGACAGAATCAATGGTGAAGCACTTGAAGATGTAGTTGTAGTAACTGCAGTTCTCAAGTAGGTCGAACGGTCTTGCTGGAATGTATATCCTGCAAGGTTAAGGATGACCTCATCAATCATCTGACTCAGGGTGTACGACATTATTTCCTCTTATTCCCTACGAATGCGTCGTAGTAGTTAACATCAAAGGAGAACCGCTTCATATGCGGAACTGTTGCTGCTGTGTGCGCCCAGACTGGAATGTCAGCCTTGTCGCATAGGGCGAAGAAGTAGATATCTTCACCCATAAAACTTTTTCCGTGTCCTACATCTGAGAACAGTGGAGCAGTTGGTAGGACCTCACGGATGCGGTCAACTACACTGCGGTGCATTAGGACGAATCCCATACCCGCTGCTCCTACTTGAATCAACTTATCTTTAGGAAGAGGATGGACTCGTTTGATTCCAATCTCTTCACCTTGTGCCACAAACCAGAACAGAGTTGGCATTGGTTCCATCAATGATTCTTCAGGATGGTCAGTTGTAAAGTAGACACCAGTTAAGATTGGTCGCTTCTCTACATCTTTGTTATCCCAAAGTAACTTAAAAGTATCTGGGCTGATAACAACATCTGAATCTACCCAAAGTAGCCAGTCAGATTTGTTGCCCTCATACCAGTGATTGATTACCTTGTCACGCTGTCTTGCAATCTGGTTGCCTTGGCTACGCAGGGTGGTCACGACTTCAACTCCTGAGTGGAGCATTACATCTGTGACCCCTTGCATAAACTTGCCATCGACCATACCGTTATCGCACCAGGCGATTGCTAACTTGTCGTTCATTGTCCCCACCTTTGTTTGTTACCACTTAACCTTATTAGCCCAGTACGCTGCAGACATTTTGCCTTTGGCAATGTTCTTGGCGTGACGTGCCTTAAATGAAGCCTGACGCTTCGTTGGTTGTCTGTCCCCAGTAACGCCCTGCTGACCAAAGCGAATAGTTTTAACCTTGTCGCCTTCCTTTGCCACAACTACGTGTGACTTAGTGGCGTGACTTGGTGTTCGCTTTGGCTTATTAAAACCAGAAACTCCTGCTCGCTTTAGTCTAGGGTCTGTTGCCATTTACTTCTTCTTTCCTGATTTCTTAGCAGCCTTCTTGACTACCATTTTCTTACCAGTCTTTTTGGCTTCCATCTTTGCCATTGCCATACCTTTTGCTGTGTATGCGAATTCTTTTTTTCCTACCTTTGGCATTTACTTCTTCTTTGCCATCTTCTTGGCGACCTTCTTGGCAACCTTCTTCTTCATCATCTTCTTGCCCATCTTCATTTCCATCATCTTCTCAGCCTTGGACTCCATTTTTTCGCCCATCTTGTATGCCTTCTTCTTCATCATTGCTCCACCGCTTTCATTACTTCGGCTACGGATTTCGTAACCTTGTCTGCTCTAACACCCATTGTTCCTGCGTCATATGCTTTGCCTAGTTTGTCGCTTGCTTCATACGCTGCTTCAACCTGACCGCGATGAGTTCCCGCTGGCTGTATGCCTTGGTTTCTAGCATCTTTGTAGAACTTCAATCTACTTTGCCATTGCTTATCTGAGACAGGTCGACCTGCATCTCCAGTGTTCAACTGAAGTCCTTTAGCCTTGCATCCGAAACAATCATCGTCACATTGTGTGTGGTCAATTGAAATCTCTTCATACTCAAATGGTTTGTCTGATGTCTCATCACATAAGACACATCCATACTTAGTTGCTACGAAGTCGTGCTCTGGGGTGAAGCCCCAATCTAAAACCTTACTGATGTGCTGATGCATTTGTCCCTACTCTGCTACGAAGTTTGCCTCTGTTACATCTATGTCAGCAGCAATCATTGCTGCCTTTGTTGCCTCACTGATACCAGGATGCTCGTGTCCACCTAGCCAGTACTCGTCAAACTCGTCGAGTTGGTCTTGCGTGAACCAGCGTCCTGTACTGTATATGGAGCCACTGCGAACTACTGTGATTCCACGGTTAAGGCGGAAGAAGTAGAACAAGCGGTGTCCACCAGTAGGACCTTCTTCAACTACGGGCGTAGTGAATAGATAAGTTGTCATTGTTCTCCTTAATGAACTTACTGATGAGGCTAGGTTTCCCTAGCCCCACCCGTCAATCAATTAAGCGATTGATGAACCAGACTCGATGCGGTATAGAGCCTCTTCGCGGAAGCGAGCGAAGCCTAGAACGCCGTACCATCCGATTGGACGGAAGCGGTTCAACTTATCGGTAACTGGACCGATAACTGTGTGTGGCTCTTCTGCCACTGCCTCAGCAAGTGCTTGCTGTCCGCAAAGGATTGTGCGGTACACCTTTGCAGATGAAGCACCATCAGTTGCTACGTATAGGCGTGGTGACTCTACGAAGTAGGCACCCTTGTAACGACCAACTTCTCCAGCCCAGATACGGTCTTGTGAAATTCCGTATGCGTTAGGTACTACCCAACCTGCTGCAGATGACTCAAGCATTAGGTCGTGTGCTACGTCTGGGTGAATTCCAGCCCAGAACTCATTGCCACGCTTGCCTGAAGCCTTGTTAGTACGCAACTTAGCAACTGCCTTAGCGATGTTCGCTGTTGACAATGTTGCTGCTGCTGTAACAGTTGCTGTTGTTGTTGCTGTTGAACCTGAGTAGATTACGTTTGTTCCGCCGCGAAGTGCTGTCATAGCAAGTGCGTCGATTGAATCTGCCTGGTTGCGAGCCATCAATGTAACGATGTCTGGGTCTACTGCGTTCAATGAGAACAACTGTAGAGCACGTGTGTTTGTTGTTGCGTTACCGAACTCCTGCATTGTGATTGTCACAGATGTAGGTGTTCCGATTGTAACGCCGTCAATGTCTGTTGACTCTGTTAGCGCTGTTGTAGCGTTAGCAAGGTCAGCATAACGCTGAAGAACTACAACGTTACCGTTGTTAGTTGGGGATACTGGGCGCTTGTCTGCTACTGCACGAATTAGGGGTTCGTCGCGGAGGGCAAATTCGATAGACTTATCGTATGCCTTCTGTACTAGACCTGCGCTACCTGCTGTTCCGCCGAGAGACGCTGAGTCTGTCGATGTGTAATTTGTAGCCAAGTGTTCACCTCCTGGTGATTAGATACTATGAATGATTATTGTGAGGCTAGGATTCGGTTGAGTTCTTCCTGGCTTTGTGCCTGGTCAATACGCATCGCCAAATCTTCACTTCGGTCAGGTGTAATTGCACCTTGTGTGACAGCGTTCTGCTTACGCAGTTCCTCACGGTTGCTGTCTACTTCAGGTGTTCCTTCTGCTGGGCTATAACCAAAGAGGTCGCCGTTATCTTCAAGCCAGTTTGCAACTGACTCTGGAGTAACTTCGTCCAAGTCTTTGAGGATTAGTCGTGCAGCCTTAGGATTTACACCTTGTTTTTCTAGGACTTCTTGAATAGAAGACTCTCGTTCTTTCTTGACATATGTCTCAAGTTTTTCTTCGAGTTCTTTCATACGCTTCTCATCTGCTTTAATCTTCTTACGCAATTTCTTTTGTAAGTCGTTTTCAGATTCGTTGCCTGTGATTGTTGTATCGTCTTCTTCTTCGTCCCAGTAGTTGTTGCTCATAGCAACTGTCCACCCTTCTATTCGTTGTAGTTCGCAAGCCGCAGTTCAATTCGGGGAAATTGGCTGGCTCTTGCTACCAGTCTGTTACGCTGACGGGGCTGGTAGGTCCGTTCAGGATTCTATTTATTTAGAAGTTACCGCTTGTTTGTTGAGTGAGTCCGCCTCTGGCTAGACCAGATGAACCACCAAACTGTGCAACTTCAAGTGCTGACAACTTCTGTCGTGCACGTTGTGCTGAGGCAAGTGAGTTAAATACTTCTTGCTCTGCCTCACTCTGTCCATACTTCTCAGTTGTACTTCCGTAGATTGCTGATAGTTTCTCAGCGGTAGGAAGAATGTCAGCAATTGTTGAGTAACCCTTTTGTGCTTCAGCCTGAGTGATACCCTGGGCTGCAAGTTGCTCAGCGACCTGAACTCCAACCTTGAGTCCTTGACGACCTGCTGCTACACCGATTTCTCCTGCGGCAACCTGACGTTCAATCTTTTGGAATTGCTGTTGTGGGTCAAGTACATATGCGACTAGACGGTCAGATGTTATTCCATAGAACTCGCCAAGTTGCTTAATGACTGCAGGGTCAGCGTTCTGTACACGCTGTACTGCTGTAACAACTCGGTTAGAAAGTTCTGCTGCTGATACGTCATTAGAAATAAACTGTTGCACGTAATCGTCATTGTCAAATGCTGTCAAACCGTATGAGCGTAGAACCTGACGGTATCCATCTTCAAGGTTGAGATATTCTGCTGGCTGAAGGACTGTAAGTCCCTTCTTAAGACGCTCTTCGTTAGCCTTGAAACGAGTCTTATACTCGTCAGTCTCCTGAAGTCCTAGAGTAATTGTTGCCTCTGTTGCTCCATCGATAGCAAGTTGTTTAATCTTATTACCAAGACCAGTCAAGCCATACTTGGCGAATCGGTCTTGAAGAATTGTGATGATTGACTGACGATTAGATTCCTTCAGTTGAGCATCTGCTGCAATCTTATCTGCTGCAGCCTTGGCTGCTACATCTGCTGCAATCTGTGCAGGTGTTACAACATTTCCAGCAACATTGAGATTTGCTTGCGCTGTTGATGCTGCAGCCTGTGCTGCTCCATTCGCTGCTGCAGCATCTGCTGCTGCTTTAGCATCTTGTGCTGCCTTAATTGCTGCAGCGTTACCTGCCTCTTGGGCTGCTTTTAAATCTGCAGCCGCTTTATCTGCTGCGGCTTTCAAATCTGCAGCCGCCTTTGCCGCAGCAATACGAGCATCTTCTTGTGCTTTAATTAATGCAGCCTTAGCATCTGCTAATTCTTTTGCTGTCTTGGCATCAGCAACTGCTTTCTCTGCAGCGAGTCTATCTTTTTCTGCTTTATCTGCTGCTGCTTTTGCTGCCGCATCTGCTGCTGCTTTACTGTTATTAGTTGTTACAACCTTGCCAGTCTTTAGGTCAACTGTCGATGTGATACCAATGCTGCCATATGACTCAGTAATCTGTGCTGCTGTATCAATAGCATTCTGAAGTGCATCTAGTTGAGCCTGAGTCTTTCCAGTGTTTCCGACCTTGGCTGTGTAATAAGCATCTGCTGATGCCTGTTTTGCAGCAGCATCATTGGCAGCCTTAATCTCTGCTGCTGCTCTATCTGCATCAGCCTTTGCTTTAGCACGAGCCGCTGCTGCGGACTCTACTGCTGAAACTGATACTGGAGCAGGAGTCGCTGCTGCTGATTCTGCTGTCTTTAGTTGTTCTAATGTTCCTCCAACAGCACGTACATATTCAGCATATGAAATTCTGTCTTCAGGTGGAAGATTAGCCTGACGTTGGGCGAACTGTGCAGGTGTTAATAGTGCCATTATGCTAGACCCCAATCACGCATTACTTTGAGTGACAGTGAATCAATAGTGTCACGTGCATTGTTTGTGTACTCCCATTCAGGGGTAGCACGTAGTTCTTTTTCAAACTGCCATAGTGGTTTAACCGCTGGCTTGCCATCGGCACCAATGTACTGAAGAGCCTGACGTAGGCGAGGGTCGTTATATGTAATTGAATCAGCATCACGTTCTAGGATGTTAGCCATAGCGCCCTTGTAGGCTGAGGCAATAGCGTCAACGCTTGTGCCATTATTAATCTGGTCTGCATATCCTGGAAAAGCACTTGCTGCTTTATTACGAATCTCTGCTTGGATATCCTCAGTTGTTGTTGTCCCAGCAAATAGGTCACGTGACTTCTGTGACCAGTATGCATCATTGAAGTATCCTGTTGCTGCAAATGACTGAGCATATGACTTAAGGTCAGATGTATCACCAAGGATTTTTCCACCAAAGCCAGTAATCTTTCCTGAGAAAAGAAGCACTTCATCAAACTGATTGTCGTCAAGACCGCGAGCATAAGCATCATTAGCAATCTTGTCGAAGTCTGTCATAGAAATCTTAATGCCAGAATCTACAAGACGCTTGCGTGCTGAAACCTTGTACTTATCTAATGAGTCAAGATATACACCAGGTTGTTCTAACTTCTGCTTTGTACGAGCCTTGACTGTAGGGCTAAGATTTTGAAAGTAATTTGTTTTGTATAGTGCTTCAAGTGCAGGACCAGTACTTCCTGCTTTGAATAGGTCATATACTTCCTGAAGTTCAGGGTACGCCTTTAGAAGTGCTTGGCTAATTCCGTACTCTAGCGCAGTCTGCACACCTTTTTGAGAAGCCTCTGCTTCGGCTGCAAGTCTTGCTTCATTTGCTGCATCTGCTGCTGCCATTTATGCACCCTGCACATTCTGTGATAGCCAACTAGAAAAGTCAATACGCTTCTGTCGGTCATAGTCATCTGGATTCTCTTGCTTAAGTTTTTCAGCGATACTCAACTGTGCTTCTTCTTGAGTGAAGCCAGGGGTTGTAGTTGTCACAGCCATACCCGACTTGTCCTTGACAGTCTTAGTAATTGTGCCCTTGCTAATTTCAGCCTGAAGTTCTTTTAAGCGCAATGCTTTTTCTTCAGCAGTCGGCAACTTGCCTAAGGTCTTCTGGTAGATAGAGTCAATCAATCCACCCAGAACAATTGGGTCATACTGGTAGACAGACTTAGTAGGAGCAGGTGCTGCTTGAGCATTAGCGCCCTTTGAGTACCATTCGATGTACTGGTCAGGTGTTACTTTGCGTGCCCCATTAGAACCTGCAAGCCAAGCGCTAGAACCTTCTACTGCCATATCCCAAATACCCTTAGCCTTTGGAAGAGTTACATCCTGATAGCCATACTTCTTAAGACGTGCAAGGAAGTTGTTCAGTGTGCGGTCATCCCAAGTGTAGAAAGAATCTTTCACTTCGGTGATTGACTTTGTTACTTCTCCACCAGTAGTTGCCTCTGTGTACTCTACGCCAGTAGGAGACTTTACCTTCTTGCCCTTAACTATAGGAGCAGAACCTAGATATACTTTGTTAATGTAACCAGTATCGCCAGTTGTTCCTTCTTGGCTGCTACCACCAAATAGATTATCAAGTGCTCCCATTAGAAACCTTTCCTAAGGTCATCGTTTTCAAGTACACGTGTATATACTCTGTTGAATGTAATGTTCTCGTCAATTAAAT